TGGGAAAATGGTACAATATCAGTTCGTCTTCATCTGCAAGCCTGAGATCTAGTGGGTATAGAAAAACCATAAATGAAACAGATAAATTCAGGTTTTTAGTTATATCACCGTCAACAGAATTGAGTGTTAAAACAAATAAGGAATCACTCACTGTCATGTTATCAATAGGCAACTTTGAATTCCCTGTCACTTATGTTATGCCTACAGAAATCGAAGACATGAGGCCAAGGGTTCAACTCACAGACATGGATTTCAAAGTGGCTACAAGGTTCTACACTCATCTGTCAAGTGAAACTAGAAACTTCAACAGAACCACTTTACTTCGCAAACCAGTTTTGAAACAAATAATTGATTATATACTTGTAGAGACAACAGCATCCACTGAAGACATGGTGATTGAAAGGTACATGAGATCCAGAAAGATGCCTGCAATTACTAGTGATCAGATGGACATAGTGAGAACAATGCTTGTGAACAATAGGGAAATAGGGGTTCATTTCAGTTCTCACAGGTTCACAACATCACTTCTTAATCTAGGAAAGAGAAGGGAATCCAATCACACTTTCTTTTCAAGAAGGATAACTGGTGAGAGAGTGAATTATGAGTCTGAGGACCTAGCTGGGGAGTCTGACAATGATGAACTAGTTGTGATAGGTAACATTGGTGAGGCCACAGTAATCAAAGATGCATCAGAAGAGAGTGTCACTCGGCCTAGGTACCTGGGACAAGATTCTAGAAGACCATCAGTTGTATCAAGTGTTGTAACATCTAATACAGAAGAGGTTAGGAGAGAAGTAGAGAGAGCTCGAGACAATGAAATAAAGTGGTCTGCTGACCCTGCTGATGCAACACTGAGTGTACAAACTAAAGAAGATGGGCATCTGTTCTCTGATGTTGAATCAGATTTCACAAACATTGCTGACAAGGAACCAGAAGGCAATGACAACACACTAACATCTTCACCAATACCATCGGTCACAATTGGGGACACAACTGGTGATGTCATTGAAATGACTGCTTCAAATGCACTTAATGATTTGTTCAGTTCAATGTTAGGCAATGCCACTTTCGATGACATTTTTGATGTGGACTATGAAACAGATGAGGAAGGGAAACAGACAAATAGCAAGATTCTGGACACAATAGACAGTCTGTTCAAGAAAACAATGGAGGACACTTATGGCAAAATAGTAGATGAAAAGGATTCCGCTCTAAAATCCATAGTGACGGGCCATACTGTAGATGGAAATTTAGAAACTGCAAGACCTATGATCAAATACTTAAAGGGTTGGCTTGACACTGTGGGAAGAATGAAGGAATATGATTTCATTGACAGTCAGAGTTCAAATGTGTCAAAAATAACCAGTGTGTATCTAATGATGAATAACATGGGTGTTCTTGATATGGCCTTCCCTCTGCATCAGATGTTTGGAGTCAATCACTTAGACCTTCCAATTGAGTTAAGTGCTTTAACTGT